GTTCGATAATCTTTGTCTTAATATCCAATTGTTTCTTTTCCTTTTGGATTCTCCTCAGAAATGCGTAGTGAATAATCTGAGTAAAATAAGCAAAAGGATTCTTGGATTTCTCTGGATCAAAGTTATGAATATATTGAACACAATTTTCAATTCCGTCAGAGATCATATCCTCACGGAACATATAGTTCACAAAGTTTGGTTTATATGATAAATGAGTCGCAATCTTTAGAAAACACTCACCCAAGTAATTTGTAATACGGGGTTTAGGAAGACCTGCCTCTTTAGCAGCAGCAACCTTAGTTCTGTATACTATAAGTGCTTCTAATAATTCTTTGTTGTTTACATAATGTTCTGTTTTCTTCTTGGGCATAACATTGGACTCATTTAATATAACGTATGGTTATTATACCATACTATAGGGGGCTTGACAAGATATAAAAATGTGTGTAGACTAGGTTTGTCTCCATTGAAGATGAGAATCTATCTTTCTTTAAGACCTTTAAAGATCCTTTCAAGTTTCTTGCGAGCATCTTCCACAGAAGAGATGTAACCCATCTTTTGAGATAGTTTAATCTTACCAGAAGAATTGTAAACATCAATTCCATCATCTTCTGAGATGTAATCATCATAGATTTGAATTAACTTCTTATCTTTAGTTTCAGTCATAGTGATTACTTTATCAAGACGAATCATAAAGAAATCATCAGAAGACATTTCTATCCAAGGTTTAACCTTAATATGCATTCCTTGTTGATTATGAAAAGCTTTCATAGTTACAGGATTTTGGAGAACAATGATTGGATCTCCATCATTCTCATCAATCATTACAAGAGAGAGTATTTCTTCTCCTGATATAAGTTTTATAATAGCGTAAAACTCTTCTCCCATTAGTTTTTAAAAGGTATATTTACAATATCATAATTAAAGTTTTCTTCGTTATAAACTTTGATTCTTTCGATTAAGTGATTAAGTGTATAATTTTTTCTTGACTTATAACTGATATCATCGGCAATATCATATAAAGTTGCTTTAGTTTTATTATCTCCTTTTCTCAGAACTCTTCCGATTGATTGTAGATTTCGGATTCTTGATTTACTAGGAGAAGCAAAGATAACATTGTGTAAGTTTTTAATATTGATTCCAGTAGAAAAAGTTCCGTAAGAAGCAACGATGATTGCGTTATTTTCTTTTTCAGTAATTTCTCTGACTTTTTCTCTATCTTCTGTATCGATACCACCGTGAACAAAGAAGATGTGACGATCTTCATTGGTACTCTTATTTATGAGATCATACAAAGGTTGACCGTGACCTTCTACTCTAGAAAATAGAATTAGAGTATTACCTTTAAGATCTAAGGCAAGGTTCTTAATGAACTTGTTTCTTTTTTCGTGATTGATAATATATTGAACTTCATCTTCAAAAGTCTCAAACTTATTCGGTGGGTGTTTCAATAGAAGTATATTGATGTCCAGTTTAGCTACGTGACCTTTTTTCATCAATTCTTCAGTTTTAATAATCTTATAAGAAGGACCAAATAAACCTTCTAGAACCCACTTATGTGTTTGTGTACCGTCTAATGTTCCTGTAAAACCGTAACGATATTTTGCATCAGAAAGTTTAGTCATTATAGATACTAATGACTTTGATTTAAACTGGTGTGCTTCATCTCCAACGACCACATTAAATCTTGAAAAGTATTGACGGGGAAGTTTGTAGATGGACTGCCAGGTTGTAATGATCACCTGAGAGTCTGTTTCTCTTTCTTTACCTGCGTATATCTTGTGGCAATATGAACCCACATCCCACCCATAATCTGCAAAGTCTTTATACATCTGCTCTACAAGGGATGTCGTCGGAACGACTATCAGAGTATTTTGTCCTTTCTCAACGTAATATCTCACAATCGAATATATCATCAACGACTTTCCAGAAGCAGTTGGAGATATCAACAACTTTCGATTATGTCGTAAAGCGTCGTATACTCCCTCAACTTGGTACTCGCGGGGAGCATACTTGCAAATAGAAGTCATATAATCTTTGACTCCCTCTTTTGAAATCATTTCGTTGATTTCAAAGGGAAGACCATAGAATTTATTATTTGTAAACTCATAAGTATACTCGTGATTTTCACAGAAACGAGTAATCTTATCTAACAAACCAACGTAGATCTCACCAGTTTGTGTATTAAATAGACGAATTTTTCCGTCCCAGTGTCTGTTGCGAAACTGGGGCATAAATTTTGCGCCAGGAACGTCAAATGTGAACTGATCCGCAAGTTCATAATAGACGTGAGGCTCTGCCTTTACCTGCAAATATACTTCATTCTTTTTTGATATCACCAGATGAGACATATACCCATAATGTATCTATGGGTATTTATTCTCTTAATTAAATCCTGCCTGGAAACGATGCCACTCAATAGCATTCTTGATTTGGTAGGTTCTATTGGAGATAGTCTTAATAACTTCTTCAAGGAACTTAAGCATAATGTCGTAGTAGCGAATCTTGAGATCAAGTTTATTCAACCTCTCATCAGCGTCCATATGCCTCTGTAACGCTTCTTTGTCTCTAACTTTATACGGAAATGGTTCTTCTTCGTAGACCTCTATTGGTGCCTTTCCTGTGTAGTAGTTGTGGCGCTCTAATTTTGTTTTGTTGTATGCTTCTCTAGCCTTTTCTCTCAGTAGCGTAATAGTATTGTAGATTGTATAATACTTTGCGTGAAGTTGAGGAATTTTTAAAGATTCATCGTGTAAATTATCAGGATCTATAACAGAATCTCTCTGCCACATCTCCTGGATTTCATCAAGATTCATAAGGGTTTGTTGTTCGTGTCTAAGACATTATAGACAGTATACTTGAAAGCAACGTCTGCTGTAAAGTATTGAACGTCAGTTTGTGTGGAATCAAATTCCAATGACGACAGTGATACTGGAAATAAGTCTTTAAATTTTACAATCGCACTGGTATTGTAACTGCTGTTGAGAACATATAGACTTCCATCACTAAATGCTTCTTTCGGATCAAGAATACCATCCCTGTCTGTGATCAGATCTTTATATTGCTGTGTTGTTTCTGGAAACCCAAGACCAGTCAACCAATTATGAATCGCCATATAATTTTCCATATTCTCATCAACAATGAATCTGAGAATTAAATCCCCATATTGCAACTTACCACCAGGAACATCAAGATCCTTGAGATAGGTTGGTTGTTGCAAAATGGAAAGAGTAATTTCTGGGATTCTTGCTGAATTACAAAAAAATGGAACAGTTGGTTCTTTTGCTAAGGTAAACTTAAATCCAACTGGAGATAAAAAATTTCTATTCGTAATTTGATTTGGAAAATTACAAGCCATTTTTTATTTGTATTTAGATAAAAAAAGAGGGTCCGAAGACCCTCTTGAAGAAGTTGTGAATTAAATCACATCAGGTTAGCAACCTTAACTCTTCTGTAGTAGTTGTTTGCGTTGGTGGTCAGAGCACCAGCGCCAACATCAAGACCCTGTGCGAATGGGTTTGCAACCATTCCATAACGGGTCTTAAAGCCGATCTTAGGCTGGAAGGTATTCTCGCCAACGGCACGTACCATCTGCAGAGGTACATATGGGCAATAGAACAGACCAGCATCATATGGGCTAGAACCCTTATAACCGACAACGTAGAACTGGTTAGCAGATACGTTTGCCGAATATGGGTCAATGTATACGCGATACTTACCTTGGAGAACACCAGCGAAGGTGTTGCCGGTATCATCAACGTTCAGGTTAGCATTGAGTGCAGGGGTGTAATCGAGAACACCAGCCATTGCAAGTGCCGAAGCAACGTCAGCAGAGCAAAGGATAGTGTTACCCTTTCCTCTACGAGTTTGCTGAGCGATTGCGTTTGCATCACGCTCGATCTGGAAGATCAGACCCTTGAACTTCTCAACCGACCAACGACCGTTGGAGTCAACGTCGAGGTCAAAAGTACCAGCGGTAGCGGTGTTAACTTGAGCACCAGGCTTAGCAACCTTGTAGATGGTGCGGATAACTTCGCGGTTGATTTCAGCAAGAATCTCAGTGCTGAGGATGTTAGCAAGCTCAGCTTCTGCATTCAGACCGTGAATTGCCTTCAGGTCTTGTGCGAGTTCTAAGCTGTACTCAGCCTTGAGTGCGCGTGACTTAGCAGTTACGGTGACCTTCTCGATCGAGAAAGCCATCTGGTTGAACTGCTCCGATTCGCCAAGTGATTCAGCTTCATCGGTTCTCATTCCCTGACCAACGTTGTACTGGTTAACACCAGGAGCAGCGTTGTTTGCTTGGTTAGAACCATCAAGGATTGCTGGGTTGAGTCCCTGTTGGGAGGTAGTACCCATACCAACGTTACCACCGGTCCAACCGTTGGTATTGTTGAATCCGCTGTCCTGACCAGAGAATGCAGAATCTGCTTCGTTGTAGAAGGCTTCGTTTCCAGCCTGGCTGGTGTAGCGTGAACGCATTGCGAAGATCAGTCCAGTAGGACCGTTCATTGGCTGAACGCCACAGAGATCGTAAGCGATCAGGTTAGGCATCGAACGACGGATCAGTGAGATCAGTACGGGATCGAAACCTTGCATAGCGCCAGTGCTTGCAGCACTGAAACCAGTACCAGTACCAGTGCTGGTGCCGGTGCTATTGGTTGGAGATTCGTAAAGGAACTCACGCTCTTCACGAATGGTTCTTTCTTGGTTTTCGAGCAGGATTGCGGTTACAGCTCTACGATGTGAATCTTTGATTGGATCAAGACCTTCGTAGTCGAGGAGCGGTGCCCACTTCTCCTGCAATTGCTCGGTATTGAACATTTGCATTTGATTTTTACCTCTTTACTTTAGAAGTGTAAGTTTGATGTTTTATGATTTAAAAATCACTTTTTAGAAACTCTTTGGAGAGTCTGAAGATAGGCACCCATTGTGCCTCCAACTTCCTGAGCATTGCTCAGATCGGTTGACTCAGACAGATTTTCACTAGCGTTTCTTTGAGTACCAGCAGTTCTAGTTGAGAAATAAGATTCTCTTAGAGTTACCAGTTTCTCACGATAGCTCTCTTCACTATCAAACTCAACATTTTCGGCAAGAGAAGCGAGTTTGTCCTTCTGAGAAAGTGCGAGACCCTCAGCGACTTCTGCAAAGATTACATCAGCAACCGACTCTGCTAATCTTCTATTCAGAGCAACATTTCTTTGAATTTGCTCGTTGAGTTTTTCTTCCATTTCATCAAGTTTATCTACCATACTCTCGATAACATCATATCTATCTTCAGGGATTGTTACATAATGATCTTCAAAAAGACTCTTCATTCCTTGGAGGAATGATTCGGTCATTTCAGTCTTAAGACCGTGCTCAACTGCAAGTGCATTCTCTTGAATCCACTCGTCAGCAACATACTCAAGGTATGCATCAACACGATCGGTAAGATTTTCTTTAATTGCTTCGATCTCTTCTACGAGAGCAGCAGCATACGACTCTTCGAGTTGCTCTTTAATTTCACCAACTCTAGACTTGATTGCTGCTTCGAAGATAGTGCGTGCTTTCTCTTGGAATTCCTCAGAAAGCTCTTCACCAGCGAGAAGAGCATTAACATCTTCATCGATGTTGAACTCTTCTTCCATTTTCTTCTTACCTTTTTTCTTACCACCCTCTTCCTCTTCCTCTTCAGCAGCCTCAGCGACTACTTCCTCATCTTCATCAAGTTCTTCCTCATCGACAAGATCCTCATCCTCTTCAGTCTCTTCCTTAACACCTTGTCCAGGAAGTGAAACTGGAGTTGCTGATGAGTGTGGTGCTTCTGCAGCAGCTGCTTTAGCATTAACCACGTTTCTTACTTGAGCAAGAGTAGCTCCAGGAGTTTTGAGAGCAGCCGAATCGTCGTCTGGACGATAGTTTTCTGGAGTAGGACCACCTAAATCTTCCCAACCACCGGTTTGACCTGGAGTAATAGCTCCAGTACCAGAATGCATTGGTTCGGCAGGTGCTGCCCCTTTGGTTACTACGTTTTCCATTTCTTGTAAATTTCTACCAACGGACATTTGTTTAGATCTTTGTTTATAATCTATATTTATTTATAAATTATAGATTTGAAAGAAACTCTTGGAACAATTGAATTTTATGTTCCTGAAGTCTTTTTTCATCTACTAGAGTGTTAATTCTACGTTTTGCAGATTCTGCAAGTTTCTCACGAAGGATTCCACCTTCCCAAACCCACTCTTTTCCTTCCATAATTCCCTGAACAAAAGCGTCAGGAGCAGAAGGATCGGCAACGATATCTGCAGCAGTTGCTAGCATAAAATCTTCGCCAACAATTTTATGACCTTCATTGGTCATTTTGAGTGAACCAACACCACGAGAAGAAACACCAAGACAAACACCTTCACCAATAAGTGATTTTGCAATCTTACCCATTGGAGTTTCTAGAAGTTGTGCCTTACCTCTAAAATTTGTTCCATCTTGCTCAAGAGAAACAATTTTATGAGAAACACGGTCAAGGTTTACGGTTGGACCATCTGGGTGCCCAAGTTCTCCAAGAGCACGACCTTTGCAAACAAAAGTTTCGTTATATCTTTTTACTTCGCGTGAAAGAGTTTCCATTGGATACATTCTTCCATTGCGATTGCAAATATCACCCTGAAGGAATACTCCTTCAATGTACATTTTCCTTTGAGGTCCTTTTCCTTCGGTAACAAATTCTACCTTTTGAATTTCTTCTGTGATGAGTTTCATTTTTTTATTCGGAAACTAGTTGAACTACTTCTGTAACACTAACTCCAAGATTAGTATCTGGTGTATATGCAGAAACTTTTACGCTTCTAACTAAATCAGCACCAGTTATATTTGGTGAAACAATTGAAGAACTATTGAAATTAATTGTAACTGATGAATCAGTTAACGACACAATTGACTTATGTGTAGTATTAATTCCAGCAGTTGGAGCTCCTTCAATAGAAACATAATCAGTGCTTAAAAATGGATTACCTGCATTATTCTCAAAAATGAGAGTTGTAGTTGTTCCTGTAGTAATACCAGCTATTTTTTGCCTAGCAAGCCTTTCCTTTAAAACTTCAGCGGTGTATGTACCAACATGAAAATCATTTGTTGTCGCTACTGGATCATTTCCAACGACAACATAACAACCTACTCCAGAAGATGCAATAGAAACTCTAAGATAACCGCTTTTTAATGCAATAGGATTGCTAGTAGCAGCAACTCCAGGATTTGCAGATATTTTGTTTACATTTTGGATAATTTTTACAGCCATTATTCTTCATCTCCGGGGGTTTCAGCATCACCAAACATTAATGCTGCAATCTCTGGACGAGCAGAATCTACTCTCTCAGCAGCTTTAGCATATAGTAATTCTTTAATTCTGTCGGAAACGTCCGAAGGAGCTCCGTCAGTTGCAATCAAATCGATAAGTTCTTCCATAAAATTGGTTTGCATTTATAAGATTATTTATATCTTCCCACCTTTGGGTTCTTTTATTTCCATTTCTGGAGCACTAACTGTGGGTTCAATTGGAACTTCTCCACCTGCACCTTGTTCTATTGCTTGACCTGCAGTTTCACCACCTGGGGGTAATGGATTGCCCATTTCATCAACGGGTGCATTAGGATCTGGAAGAATTCCTTTTTCAATTTCATCTTCAATTTGTTCATCAATCTCAATGATCTCCGAGTCAGTCTGTCGTAGTATTTTTCTACGGACATACTCGGTCGAGTAATACTTCCCAATGTATGGCTCTACTGTGGTCAGTAGTGTTAGACGATTAGTGAGAAGTTCTGCTTCTTTTAACTCTGAGAAATGATTATCATACAGGAAGTCATATTGAATATGATCCTCCATTCTTTCCCAATCTTCTGGAGAAACAACGTTCTTAAGAAGAAGTTGAGTGCGGAGAATATCATTAAATAACTGAGCAAAACGCTTTCTCAGACGACCAACAAACTTAGAAAACTGAAGTTCATCACGAAGAATTTCTGATGAACGACCTAAATTGAATCCATCGCCAGATCCGGTAATTCTTGATTCAGGAACTCCAAGTGCTCTATAAAGTTTTCTTTGGAAATACTTAATATCTTCAATCTCTCCTAAGTTCTGCCCACCAGGTAGAGTTGTGATTTCTGTACCTCTACCACCTTCTCTTCTAGGAAGCCAGAAGTCCTCAAGCATACTCATAAACTTACGATCATCTCTGATCTCACCAGTATTAGCGTCATAAACCAGTTTATTACGATAGCGAGACATAACTTCTTTAAGGTATTGCTCTGCTTTTACCTTAGGTAAGTTACCTACATCAATATAGAAAATACGACGCTCTGGTGCTCTTGATAATCTATAGATAACAAGAGAATCCTCAATCATTCGAAGTTGATTGAGAGCTTTGATTGCTTTATGAAGATATGAAAGAACAGTTCCTTTATTTCTATCTACAAGACCAGACGTGCAATAAGTAATTGAATCTTTTGCAATCTTAACTGATCCCTTAGAAGCACCGCTCAATGATCCCATTGGATAATTGGGCATTGGGCTATAGATGAAATACTCTTCAATATCAGAATATGATGCTTCAGAATCAGTTGATAAGGCGTTTGATGTTAGTCTGCTAACCAATGGTTCATTTTTAACGCCCGTCATTTTCTTTTCTTGACGAACGTGCTTCATTTTCATTGGGTCGATATACCTCAGCTCTTTAATTCCTTCGTGAGGTTTTTTAATATCGATAACTTTTAGATAATAAAGTCTTCCATCAACGTACCAATTTCTAAAAATTTCGTGAGATTTTCTATCAAAGTCCATCATTTCCTTGATAGACTTGAATTCTTCTCTGATAACCTTTTTTAATTTATCGCTAGCATTTAAATTAGAAAGCTCAATCTCAACTGGGGAGTCATAGAGATCACTTACGATTGCTTCATTTACAATATCTTCAATCGCGCTATCACACTCAGGATGCAAAGCCATCTCACGATAGCGACGCATCAAGTCAAATTCTGTTCTATAGACTCCTTCAATATCTACATATTGACCATAAAATCCAGATTGAATATAATAATCAACCCCGTCCTCATCGGTAGGAGGGACGGGGGATACTATAGATTTAGATTTTTCTTCGTTATCCTCAATCGAAAAACCAAAAAGTTTCGCCATTTTATAAACTTAGATCCTTGTATGTACTATTTAGTTGATATCAGAACCGCCTGCTGAAGAGGAGGTTCCTTTGATTGCTTCCCACCAGTGGACTTGCATTTCAACAGTGAACTCTTGAATAGAGTCTGTTCCATAATCAAGAGGCATTGAACTGATGCTTGTTGGGAATAGATCATACATATGATAAGATCTTAAGATAGATCCATCACGGTTTAACTGGTGAACATAAGCATCTGCCTGATAAAGTGCTGGGTTTGTTTGTCCAGTGTTATCAGATAGTCTGTTGATATAGTTCATCCACTTTTCAAATGCCGATCTGATTGCGAAATCAGTGTCGTTGATAACGGTGATAGTCCAAGATTCGAATGAACGGTCTCCTGCTACCTTTAAAGTTCTTCCTCTGAAAGATACTTCAAGAGAAGTAACGTTAGATGATGGGATAGCAGCTGCTTTTACAAGAAATCTTGATTTATCAAGAATTGCATTATCAACGCTAACTGCTGAAGGGAATGCTAATTCAACCTCAAAAAGGTTACTTCTAGCACCACCACCGGTTAACTTGCTCTTGAAGTCAGTAATCTTCCTTAAAGGAATGTTGTTGATTTGTTCTCTGGTTGCCATAGTTTCTAAACCTCTAGGTTAATTAGAATGTTCCGATTACTTCTTCAAAATCTACACCAGTTTTGGTGGCTATGAAGGTTAGACCGATGAAGTTAATCGATCTGGAGGGTTTAATGTAGATATCAGCAACAAACTCATTATTATCTATAATAGCGGCAGTGTTATTTGTTTCATCACAAATAACGACGTAATCAAAGATTCCTCTCTTTGCCTGAACGTCACGGAGGAATGGTTCAATAGTGTTCACGAAGTTTGTTCTAGTAATCTCATCATTGAATTCAAAGAGTTGATCTTTTGCTGCTTGTGAGATAGCATCTTCAAGATAAACAAAGAGACGACGAACGTTGATTCTATCAAAAGCAGAAGCCTTTGCTAGTCCAGTCTTATCACCAAACAGAATGATTCCAGCTCCAGGTGAGAAGATAACTGGGTTGATTCTGCCGCTGTAAAGACGATCTCTTTGTGATTTTGAAGGATTGTATGCTAGTTTTACTGCATTTAAGATTGCTCCTCTAGCAGTACCTGCTGGGGAATACCAAGGGAAATTGTTGATATCATTGCGGGCACATAGTCCAGCAATATCTCCATTTAGAGGTACATACCTGAAAGTATTGGAGAATCTATCGTACATATACTTGTATCCGCTATCAAAGATCGCATAAGATGAAGATGAGATTGGCGAATAGAAGGATAGAACGTTTCTTGTGATATCTTCTGCCGAGTAGATAGTTTCTGCAGTTTGTACAGAAGTATCAGTGATTGCTGCCCCTCTGTATGGTGAAATGAATGCAATCGCATCCTTTCTAAGTTCTGCAACTGAAATAATTTTGTTTGCTAATGCTTGAGCAGTTTCTTTAACATAACCAGCAGATCCCATTAAGAGGAAATCGACTTTAAAATTCTCTGTATTTTCGAAAAGATCATAACCATCAGACAGACTTGCTAAAGTGACGGTTAAGGATCCGGCAGTTGATAGGTCTGATGCTCCACCGTAATCTCTACCACCAGTTAATGTGTTGGTTGATGCTCCAGATGCAGCGAAGATAACTCCTTCTGCAGGTTGATCCCAAGCAACATCAGAGGCAAGATTGAAACCTGAACTGAAACCAGTGGTTACAATTCCTGTAGGTGCTCCGCCAGCAAAAATATACTGCGAATTAGGTGCAATATATTTTCTCCAATAGGATGGAGATCCTGCAGAGAATTCGGCATCAGATGCCTTAGAAAGACTCAGGTGCTTCTCAAGAATAGTTCCAGCGTTTCCAGTTACTTCTCCTAAAGAGTCAATAACTACAACGTGAACTTCGTCAAATCTTGAGTTTCTAGCTGCAGCAAATGCAGTTGTTGATGGTCTTGGAGCAACACTATTCCAATTGATTGTTGATGTGGTTGTTAAACCGATAGTTTGCTGATCAAACCAGTCAAGTTCTGAAGTGTATGATGTTGTTGCAAATGATGTTGATTGTCCGTTAGTGTGAATTGCGACAGATCCAGATCCAGAGAATGCATAAACACCATCTGGTTGATAATCTACAGCAGTTTCTGTTCCTGAAGCAACATAAGAAAGAACTTTAACACCAATTGTGCCTGCACCAATTTCTGTAACAACACCTTTTAAGTGACCATTAAGCACTGATGTTGTTCCAGCGCCAGGAAGAATGGAATTAATTGCCTGAGTAACACCATATCCTACAGATATTGCTGCAGTGGTAATTCCACTCAGAATTTGGTCTGCTTTTGCATCAATAATAGCAACTTTAAGACCATTTGCCCAAGATCCTGGGTTCTTAGCAGCAACTATAACACCGCTAATGGTATTTTCATCATAATTTAGTTGCTCATAGTGGTCTAAGCTCTTGATTTTTACACTAGAAGCAGTTCCAACAAAAGCATTTTTTATATCAGCATCATCAGCTCTTACAACTCTGAGAGATCCACCATACGCCAGATAAGAAGAAGCACTTAACCAATGTTCGTAATGCTTATCTACACTATATGGTTCTCCAAATGTATTCAATAAATCATTTTCATTTTGTACTAAAGTTGGAGAATCTACAGGTCCTTTCGCAAAAGGTGCTACAATTGCACCGATTTTGTCTGACGAAGGAGTAGCTCTTCCAATGGTTAAATCAACTTCCCTTACTACAATCCCAGGAGATGCTAAATTTAGCGGCATCTTTATTCTCCTACAAGTCCAGAATTATTCTAAAAGTATTTATAAATTCCTACCCTTTAATTACCTGTAATCCCACATATACGACCTATCACCGTATTCGTCTAAATTCCAAACTTCCATTGGTTTGTTTTCTGATGTAGCAGTTGCAAACATCCAACGATCTCCAGTACCATCCTCTATCAACATATCCATATCATCTAACCCATCAGAAATAAATCCAAATGGAGACATATCTTGTTCTATTTGATTTTTTTGCTCTTCATAAATTCTCTTACGGACATCATTATCCGTCATTTCTTTGAAATAATCCTGAGCAACTAACCAGGAGAAGATTACAAGACACATTGCTAGGTCATCATTACAACCTT